CTTTCCAGATAGACCAAGAGAAGTAAAAAATGCATTTTGCTCTTCTAATAAAATAAGAAGTGAGTTTAATTATAATGCTACTATTTCTGTAGATCAAACTATCAAAGACATGGTTGGGTGGATAAAAAGCCAAGAAGCAAGAGAATTTGAATACCACTTACCGTTAGAGTTTGTAACGGACGAAACCCCTAAAACATGGACGGATAAATTAATCTAATGCTTACCAGTATTGAGATGGCTCTTTTACACGCCCTTCAGTGGGAGTCTCACGATTTTGCTGTAGCAAATCACAAAGAACGCTGGAATCTTTCAAGGGAAGAATCTGAGGCAGTTAAAAAGTGGATTGATGCAAGGATCAAAGAAATTAAAGATAAACAATGATTTGTAATATAGTTGGGGGAGGAGAGTCAAAGGTTTTAGCAAAACCTGATTATTTTACTATAGGAACTAACTTTCACTGCTCTTGGTCTAATATAATAGTAGCTATTGACGAACCTATATTAGATAAGTTATTAAGAAAAAACACAGACGGTTTTACACATCAACTAATTTTTACAACTCCTAAAGTTTATCCTCGATATAAAGATTATCCGAGATGCTACGAGTTTGACTCAAAAAAATGGGTAAAATCTCATAGCTTAAGTTCAGGACTAAATGCAATTGTGTTAGCTCAAGTTTTAGGATTTAACACTATCACTTTATATGGATTTGATAAGATCTTAAATGATCATAGAGAAAACAAAATTAAATTTGAAACGATAAAAGATAAAAATAGAGAATATATATTTATATGACAGTTAAAATTATTACACCCTATGTATTTGAAGAAGAGATTATTCATCACAAAAATCAGTTTTGGGAATTAGATGTTCACTACGAGCGTGATGTTGCTGGAATTGGATCAGATTTGATGTTTCAAAAAATATGGAATCAATATCCAAAAGATGACATCTTTATTTTACATGCCGACATGACTTCACATCATGACGGCTGGTTTGAGGAGGTACTTTCATATGTCGAAAAGTATCCAGAAGCAGGAATGTTTGGTTGTCTGCTATTGTACCCCGCAAGAAACGAAAGTGGCAAATGTTACATACAATGTGCAGGGGGTAAATTCACTGATGAAAGACCAGATCACTTTGGAAGTGGGTTGGTTCTTGAAAACGGGGGAACGTTTAAGCAAGAGTTGGAAGTTGATACAGGACAATACGATTCCACGCGGGAAGTGGCATGGACAACATTTGGAGGTTGTTACATTAGACGGAAATTTATTGATACCGTGGGCGACTTTGACCCCTCCTTTGAATGGACGTACAACAGAGACGTCGATTACTGCTTATCAGGACGACAAGCTGGTTTCAGCATCTATCAAATACCTGTACGACTCTATCACCACGAATCCAGAGATAACAAACGAATAAAAGATGAATCGAAGATAAAAATGGAAATGAGAAACCTCGCAAGACTACAGACGAAATGGGCAAACTCAAAATTTTATAAAACGCTGGACAAGGAGATAAAAAGTGGATAAGGTGTATATAACAAAAGATGAATTAACAAAATCTATATACAAACAACGCGAAAAAGCAGGTCCATTAGTAACTTTTTTAATTATACTCGCATTGTGTGCAAGTGTGATATGGTTAATACCATTATTAGTGTTTTGGATTTTATTTTTTATATTTTGTATTCCGTTTTATTTGTTAGATAAATATTTATTTAAGAGGAGAAAATAATGGGTAAACTAAACCATGAGTGGGTTAAAGCCTCACTCGAAATGGCTGATAATGAAAAATCAAAAATTACAGAACGAGAACGAGAAATGCACGGACTTAGTTCTATTAGGTTAAGATGTTTAATTAACAATTTATGTGGAGCAGAGTCTGTAAATTATCTTGAAATTGGAGTATATAAAGGTTCAACTTTAATTGCTGCTATGCGTAGAAATGATATTAATGCTACTGGTATAGATAATTTTAAATATGATGATAGAGAAGCAAATAAGTGGGCTCCTGAAGGTTATATTTGGGATAATATGAAGTCTCAGCTTGAAGCTAATCTTAATACGTATCGATTACAACCTGATGTTGTAAATGGAGATAAAATACAAATTATCGAGGGCGATTTTCAGAAAGCAGACTTACCTAATAATAAATTTAACTTATGTTTTTTTGATATAAGTCCGATAAATAGTGCTCTTTACGATGACTTTTTTAATCACATTTTACCATCGTTGTCTCAAAGCTCTGTTGTAATTTTTAGTCAGCAATCAAACCATGATCATGCAAATCAACTTAATGAAGCTATTAAACGTCATGAATCAAAAGTAAATTCGCAATTCGATGAAGTTAGAGTATCAGGAGGTAATGCTGATGCTTCTAAATACTACAGTGGAATTAGAATTTTTGGGTTTGTAAAAAAAGCTGTAGCTACTCCCAAAGTAGCACCTAAACCCTCATCTAATACGCAGGTAAAAAATGGCTAATAAAAAGAGCGCAATCAGTCTAATCTCATATGATGCTAACAGATTTTTACCGAAATCAATTGAACGCTACTACAACTATGTAGATGAGATTATATTAGGAATTGATAAAGATCGTATTACCTGGAGTGGTAATCCTTTTTCCATTAATGAAGAAGCGTTATGGAAAGAACTTTCACAAATTGACGGTGATGGAAAAATTTCAATTATTGAAGAAGATTTTCATCAGTCTCAAGTTGCAATTGAAAATGATAATTTTGAAAGAAACTTTTTAAAAGCTCAATGCTCAAATGATTGGATTTTTTCGTTTGATGCAGATGAAATACTAGTTAATGCAAAAGAGTTTTTTTATGATTTTTGTCCTTTAGTAGAACTTTATAAAAATAAGATGGATATATGTATGACTTGGGCTACTCCATATAAGGTTGTTACAGATGAAGAAGGAAACTCGCAAACTCTTGTAATCGCTAATAGTGATGGCTCTCCCTTTTTTGGAGAAAATCAAGGTGTTGTAACTTCTAAAGATAGTACTTTTACCTATGCCAGATGGACAGATAAATCTGCTGCAGGAGATAAAAGACTGATGAGTCCTCTTGTTGCTTTGCACTGGAGTCTTTGCCGTCCAGATAAAGAGCTTCATGAGAAAATTAATAATATTGGGCACTCTGATTTAGTAGAACAAGATCCTTTTTATCAAATCTGGTCAAAAGTAACTTGGGATAATTATCACGAGCTTGAAAACTTTAAAACATCAGGTTTGGGTGGCGCACAATGGCCCCAAGTAATTCCAATCCCTTCAGAACAAGTTGAAGACTACATTAGACAAAATTTAGGAAAAGCATATCAATGAATATAGAACTTATTGGTAAATTTTATGATAACCATTCATTAACACTAATTAATCGTAACTTAGCTTTAGAATTAAGTAAAACTCATAATGTATTTATAACTTCTCTTGATTCTTACGATCCCGTTCACGGTTTAAGCAAAGATACTGTAAAACTCTTAAAAGAACTACAACAAAAAGATCATTCAAAAGAAGAAATTAATATTCAAATTAGACACTCTTACCCCCCTATTTGGCAATGGCCTGCAAAAGAAAATACAAAAGTTATTTATATCCAACCTTGGGAATACCCAAAGATACCTTTTGAATGGCAATACAAATGGGAAACATTTGCTGATCACGTAATTGTGCCCTCTAACTACATTAGAGACGTAGCTATAAGAGGTGGTTTAAATCCAAATAAAATCACAACTATTCCTAATGGATACAATGAAAAGATTTTTAATCAATCTGCTAAACCTTTAACAAAATACGATATTGATCCTAATAAATTTAATTTTGTATATGTTGGCAACTCTCAGTGGAGAAAAGGTTTAGACTTACTAATTAATACTTGGCATAAATGTTTTAAATCATACGATAATGCAAGATTAATTATTAAAGATAATCCTCAAATTTACGGAAAAAATAATGTTTTGAATGAAATTATTAAAATGCAGTATAAAACAGGATGTGCTAAAGTTACTTATATTGATGATGCCTTATCTGATAAAGAAATGGCGGGGTTGTTTACTGCTTCTAAAGTCGTGGTTCATCCTTATAGGGCAGAAGGATTTGGTATGCATATTCAAGAAGCTGTTGCTTGTGGGTGTTTACCTATTATTCCTGATAAAGGCCCTCACCAAGATTTTATTCCTGAAGATATTGGACTACGTATACAAACTAAACCAACAGCTGTTGATATCACTTCTGGACAGATTTTTGCTCAAAAGCCAGGAGATGCCTTTACTATGATGAATTCTCATACAATTATGAATGAGCCAGATGGACATTCTTTACAAAAAATGTTACAATGGATTTATCATTCTCACGATAGAGAAAAGCTATTTAAAAAAGTCAAAGACACATCTTTTTCAAACACGTGGGAATCAGTTACAAAATTTTATGTGAAAGTAATAGAGGATTTATATGCAGAAAAATCATTACCCATCAGAATCCGATCTTGATAAGTGGTTTGCAGAACTTGAAGCAGAACTTGAAGCTCATAAAGATGAAGATGAACTTGCAAGACTATCTCAAAAGGTTTTAGAAAGACAAAAGCCGTCACTTGAAGATAAAATACTACAAGATTTTCATGGACATGCTCCAATTATTGATGAATCTTATTCTGGTCAATTGCCAGATATCACTCCAAAAGCTAAAATATTTATTACTCAAAATTTAGAAGAAGGACAATACTTTAGATTTGGTGTTACAGGAGGTGGGTGTTCTGGTTTTAACTACGGTTTCGATGTAGATACAGAAGTTAGAGATGAAGATGTGCAGTTTTCAGATTCCCCTCCTGCTGTAGTAGATCGTGAATCGTTAAAGTTTTTATACGGAACTATTATTGATCTTGAAGATAAAGGGATGAATAAGCTATTAAAAGTAAATAATCCAGGAGCTAAAGCTTCTTGCGGTTGCGGAACAAGTTTTGCTTTTGATGAAGATTTATTGGATATATATTGATGAAAGATTTTAATTGGATAGTGAGTGAAAGTGGCTTACCCTGGTTAAAGCTTGACATTCCGTTCAACTACGAATCTATGCTCAAAGAAGCTATTGCTTTAAAAGACCGTTTTGTAAAACATCGCGACCAAGACGGGGCTGGAGGTTATAGGCATCAGGGTTGGCGTAGCTTATCAATTCACGGCATTTCAGCAGAAAAAACAAATCATTATGAACAGTATGGATATAAATCTAATGAAGAAACTCCTTATCGATGGACAGAAATTTCAGGCCTTTGTCCTAATACAGTTTCTTTTTTTAAAAAAGTATTTCCATTTAAAAATTATTATCGAGTAAGATTTATGCTTTTAGAACCTGGGGGTTTTATTACTCCGCATAAAGATACTGATATAAACAAACTTTCTCCTATAAATATGGCATTAAACCATCCAAAAGGTTGTAAAATGAAAATGAAAGGTCATAAAGGATTTGTTCCTTTTAAGCCAGGAACTGCAATGATGTTAGATGTAGGTAATGAACATGCCTATATTAATGAGTCTAATGAAGATAGATATCATATCATAGTTCATGGAGTAAAAACAAAAGAATTTGAAGAATTGGTAATACGTAGTTATGAAAAGACTTATGGGTAAAAACAAAAACTATGTTGTAGGTATATATGATGATACACGTATGTCCCAAAACTTAACTCAAGCACAAAAAAACAAAGAAATAACTGAATTTTTTACAAGGTTTAAGTATTTTGGACCAATAATAGTAAAAAATAGCATTAACGATGTATTAGACGAAGCTACAAAACATGAGGTAGAGTACTGCATAGTACAGTCTGTAGGACATATTATTAAAGATGCTGCTTTTTTTACGTTTATTGAAAAGTGGATCAGCAAACAAGATTTCTTTATTACTGGGCATATAATGGATAAAAACAAAAAGAATAAAAATAATCCAACAGGTGCACAAGGGTATTATGGATTACATAAGCAATGCATGTTAGTTAATTTAAAATATTATAAAAAATTCGATAAACCTGTGTTTGGTAATAAAAACTCAGGAGAAGAGTTTGTAGTAAGAGCAGAAAGACACATAAAAGATATACATGATGACTATACACCTTTATCTCTAAAACCAACTGAAGAACTTACAATCTGTACTCCTCTTGTTGATGGTTGGAATTTTATTAATGTCAGTCTACAAAATGATCTAACAGTATATAATTTTCATCCTAAAATAAGAGAATTTAAAGAATATATCTACCCTACAACAAGTGCGGCAGATCTTGAACATCAATTATCTTGGATTTCAAATATTGTTAACTATGCTCAACAATGTGTATTCTTTTGGAATACAGAAAACTACGCTGATTTAAAATATGTTAACATAGAAAAACCAATTAATAAACTCTATGCCGTAGCTGCTAGTTTTAAGCCTAATATGATTTTACATCATTATGCTTTTACTGATGATTGTGAAATAGTTTATTATGATTACAGTAAAGCTGCTTTAGCTTTTAAAAAGCTACTCTTAAAAGAATGGGATGGCGAAGATTATCCAGCTTTTTTAGACTACGCTCAAAGAAAATATCAAATTAATGAAACTGGTGGGAATGAGACACAAACTCTCTCAAGAAAAGAACTTTGGGAAAGAGAGATAAAATGGTGGGGAACAGAAAAAGATATTAAAAACCATTGGGATAGATATAAAACATTATCTCATTCTTATATTCACTGTGATATTTGTGAAAATCCTGAAAAAGTTACTAATATAGTAACTCAGGAAGAAACCTCACTCATTTGGTGGAGTAATGCTTTTCATACAGTAGGCGCACAATATACAAGAGGTCTGAGTGGTGTTAAAGATTGTTATGAAACATGGATTAACCAATTAGAAGAAAAAAATCCTAATCTTTGGATTCTTGGTAAAGACTATTTAGATCGTCCTGTTGAAGGAAATAGATTAAAGGATTATATTTATGCTTATGATTGCCAAGACGAAATTAGTCTTTGATAACTCTTGGTTATCTAAACTAAATTTTAAACCACATGATGATCAAGATCTTGCAGGTAATGTAGACGCAGTTTCTATAAAAAGCGTAGATGGAAACATACATAGTTTTTATAGAAATAAACCAGTTGAAAACCCAAAAGATTTTAAATATACAAAATACTATAGTTTATGTAAGTCCTTAATTGATTATTTCAAGTTTGAAACAACCCGTGTTAGAGTTCATAAACAAGAACCTGGACAAACAATTCCTTTACATACGGATGATAATAACGTTAATGCGGTTTCAAATGATGATTTTCGTTTAAGAGCTGTAACAGCACTTACTGGCAGTGATGATTTTATATACCAGTTTCAATTAAATGGTGAGATAGAGCAATTTAGTTTAAAGGTAGGAGAAACTGTTTTATTTGATCCAGACTTAGTAGCACACGGTATGATGAATAACTCAAAAACAGAAACCAGATATTCTTTGGTACAAGTATTTAAGGCATACCCAGTTACCCCTTGGTTAAAAAATTTTATAAATACAGATCAAATAGAGATAGTATGAATATTGATTTTGGAACAGCTTTTCATAAACCAAACGGAAACGCTGTAAAAGTAACAATTAATGAATTTAGAGAAATTCTTTATCTGCATATTAGAGAATATGCTATGGACGGAGATACAGGTCAATGGTATCCCACTAAATCTGGATTTTCTATCCCAGCCGATGAAGTAAGTTCTCTTATCCCTCTATTAGAAGACGCAAGTAAAGCTGTTGCTCAACGATATGTATGGAACAATCAGCTTGAATTAGAATTGGAGTAAAAATGAGCGTTAAAGCCTGGAATGATGAACAAGAAGCAGAACTAATTAAAATGTATACAGAAGATGAACAAAAAGACGTATATGAATTAGCTTCTCACTTCTCAAAAGGATATAGAAGTGTTATAAGTAAATTAGTTCAATTAAAAATTTATGAAAAACCCGTTGTGGAAGAAGAAGATCGTTCTCAAACGGTTAAAGTCATGCTTCGTGAACTCGAAGAAATCCTTGAAATTGAAGTTGATGGAGTAAATCTCAATAAAAAAGAAAATCTTCAAAAACTTCTTAAAGCTGTTAAAAATAAGGTAGAATAATGGCTGCTAAAAAGAATAGAAATAATAAAGTATGGATGATACCAGAAGGTGAGAAGAGAGATTCAGCTTCGTACCATTTTATTCATGCTAAAACCTTAACTCAACTACGTAATGCGCAAAAGTTGCGTATGCGTAAGTATCACCCTAAACTTCGCCAACATGTTTGGTTTGTCGAGTCAAAGATGCCACCACACTCAAAATAGGAGACTATATGGAAAAGTATGAAACTTTTGAACAATTTCTTGATAGAAAAACAAAAGAAGAAGCGGTTGAACGAAAACGCAGAATTGAAAATTCTCGCTCACATCACGATATTGTAGATATGTATGAATTGAAAAAGATCTATGAGTCTCCAGACGGAGGTAAAACTGTGTATGAACGTAATTTTGGTGAGACTACTCGCAGACAAATTTCTTCTTCGCCTGAAGAGAAAAAGATACGTGATTACCTAAATCGTGATGTAGACATGGTAAATCACCCACCTCACTATAATAAGGGCATTGAAACTACTACTTATATTGATTCTTGGGAAATGGGTTTTTCACAAGGTAATGTTGTAAAATATGTTACTCGATATAATCTTAAACATGATACCAAAGAAAAACAGCTTGAAGATCTTAAAAAAGCTCGTTGGTATCTTGATGATTTAATTAAAATGGTTGAAAACTCGTAATCCTGCGAGTTTTCTATTGATTGTTCCTCTTTTTTTCTGATATATTCTTTATATGAATTACAAAGAACTCAAACAACTTATTCAAAAGCACAATCATGCTTACTATGACTTGTCAGCTCCGTCTATTTCGGATGGCGAGTATGATCAGTTGTATGATAAGCTTGAAGCAATGGAAAAAGCACAAGGTTGGCGTGATCACGATTCCCCAACACTTAGTGTAGGCGGTTCTGCTGGTAAAATCACACACCCATATAAACTTTACTCTCTTCGTAAAATCTATGAAGGAGAAGAAGAAGTTGAACCCTGGATGGATGTTATACTCCCAAAAATTGATGGTTCTAACTTAACTCTGGTTTATCGTAGAGGCAAGCTTAAGCTTGCAATTACTCGTGGTAACGGAGAACAAGGAGAAGATGTAACACATCTCGCAGAATGGATAAAAAGTATTCCACACCGTATTGATACTCAGTTCGATGAAATTATTGTTAACGGTGAGTGTGTAACAGACAATGAAGTAGAAAACTTTAGAAATTATGTGTCAGGCGCATTAGGCTTAAAATCTGCGCACGATTTTAAAGACAGAAATATTAATTTTATCGCACACGATTGGCTTGGGGTCGATATGGATTACTTGCCTCGTATGAAAGTTTTAACAGGGATGGGATTCTTTACGGTGCTTGAAGATCGCGCTTGGGAATACCCACAAGACGGTGTAGTGTATCGTGCAAACTCATATGCTAAATCACAACATCTTGGATACACTTCAAAGTATCCAAGATTTGCTGTGGCTCTCAAAAAGCGTATGACTGAAATTGCAGTTACTACTTTACAAGATGTCTTATGGGTAGTCGGTCGTACTGGCACTGTGAATCCCACAGGCGTTGTCGAGCCAGTTGTGCTCGATGACGCCACCATTTCACGTGTAACTCTTCATAATATAGGTATTATAGAAGAGCACGATCTTGGGCTGGGTGATTTAATTCAAATTGAGCGTGCTGGTGGTGTTATACCAAAATTTATAGGCGTTGTCCAACACTCTGAACATAGAATTAAGATTACCCAAAGTCACGCAGAACAGACAATCGGTCAGCAAACAAAGCGAGAGGGTCCTCGACTGTTAGTTGTCGATAAGAATAATATAAACACATCAAAAGTTTTAGAACACTTTATCAAAACTATTGATATTAAAGGATTAGGTCCAGCTTCTGTTAAGAAGATGGGTCTGACACATCCAGTTGATATCTTTGAAGATCAAAACTGGGATTTACTTGGCGCTAATGGCGTTAAGGTCGAAGCCGAGATTGAAAGAACAAAAACCAAACCTTATGATATTGTTCTTGCTTCCCTTGGCATACCTGGAGTTGGTAGATCAGCTGCTAAACTAATTATCAGCAAGATTCCAGCCTTCAGAAATCTAAGAGATATTGAAACCACAGAAATAAAAGGTATTGGCCCTTCCACTGTTGATTCAGTTTTGTCTTGGCTCGACGAAAACGAAGATTGGGTTACAACTCTTCCTCTTCAACTTGAACAGAATGTCACGGTTGAAGAAACAGTTGGAACTCCTTCTCGTAAAATATGTATTACAGGTAAGCTGGATATGACAAGAGGTGATCTTGCAGACCGCCTCGAAAGCAAAGGATTTAAATTAACTTCAACAGTCACAAAAGATTGTTATGCTCTTATTACTGGAGGAGATACAACCTCTTCTAAATATAAGCGTGCTGTTACTCTTGGTATAACCATTATTGATTATTGGTCAAGCCAAAAAGATGTGTTAAGCGGTGATTTTTAATAAAAACAAAAACAACCAACTCACCAAAAGCTGTCACATTTCAGTTGCTTCTTA